CGTGGGTAGAAACTGTGTGAAATTGGCGATACTAACGTGTCCAACCGGATTGCCGCTATGAGTTGCAGGGGCCGACACGTCAGGCAGAGTGACGATGAGACTGTCGAATGTCTGGCCAACACTGGAAGCTTTCTCTAGACTAGAACCTAGAACGCCATACCCTCCTAAGCTAGCCGGTGCCATCAACAAGTCTAAATTAGGGGCCACGTGCACAACCTGACGAGCTGAGTTAGTATAAGCTAAGCTAGTATTCCGACGAATTATAGCCATGAGTATACTCTTCGGGAAACGAGCGCCACGGCGGACGACTTTATCGTATTGCTGGAGAAAAGCGGCGGCTCGAGCTGCTGGATCGATAGCGTTATCACGGAAGAACTCTCCGCCAATCAAGCCCATACAACTCCGGAGAGGGTATCCAGCTACAATGCCATCTTGGGAGTTATAGTTGAGACGTAAGAATTCGCCCACATAAGAATAATCATTAGTTATCTTATATAGCTGTCCAGCGTATCCAAGGAGGTTAAAGATAATGCATGCAAGCATTGAATCTATAACGCTTTTAGTCAAACTATAAACATCATCACCTTGGTGGTGGCTCCAATCTAGGATGAGCTGACGGGAAAAATACTTACGACAGAACGTGTGGTGCATCTCGAGATATGCGCGATTAAGCATAGTGTTAGTAAAACTAGTTGCTCTCTCACCACTCTGCAATGAACGCACAACTTGAGCTATTAAACCAGACGAAGGGTCTTCGAGAATGGTGGTAACACGAGAAGCATTGACCCAGGCGAGAGCACGGCCTAAATCGGCTTTAACGTCATTGAGGTAAGAGAGGGGTTGTGACTCCGGGGGGATTAGCCGTTTGCTAACTTCCGCAGTTGTAATGGTAAAGAGTTGAACCATAGCTCTGAAGGTGTGGTTAATGTTAAAATCTGAAAAATCCCACATAAAGCCGACTAGCTGGTGCTGCCATCCTGATAAGGCAATTAGACGCAATAGGTCGTTACGGGCCTTGGCGGTTAGATCATTCGATGAAGTGGACCAGGAATCCGGACGTTGCGCTGAGTCAAACATATCTAGAATATATGCTTGTAAAACATAGTGTTCGATAGACGTGTTCCAAATAGCGCGCATCTTCCCATTCTCGTATTTTGGCGCACACTTGGACCATAATACAGCTCCCAGAACGTTAGCAGAAATGTTACGGATATGGCTCTCTGGTATAATGAGAAGAGCCCCTCTTTTATTAAGACGTTCCTTCGGTTTGTCGAGATTCCAGCGAACAGTAGCGCCAGGAGCTCCACCGGCGGCAGCCCAAAACATACGACGAGCGTACCAATCTGTAAAAGTGTGACCGACGACCTTCGGTTGCAAGGCCTGGGATAGTGCCTTGCGAATTGATACAGCTAAAACCGTGTCATAATCAGCAGTCGAAGAAAATGGTGGCTTCATAGCCTCTAGTTGAGGAAGGCGACGTTGAGATGGGTCCTCTAACCTCATGCGGATTTCGGCAGTAATGTCTAAGGGTAAATGTTCTGAGCGACCAACAATAGTATCTAGGCCGTACAATCCGCGTATGTTATCAATGCTTAGATAACCA